TGTCGATTTGTTCGGGTTCTGTGGGATTTTGCTCAGGTGTTACGTCAATCATGCGATCTTTAGCACGATCCATGAACTCTTGGAGTTGTTCCACGATTTGATCCCGTGTGAGGGTTTCAATATTTTCGTGGGTTACATGGCTACGAGCTACCATAAGACCAGTTACTTTAAGGCGTAATTCTTCGGCTTTAATTGCGGCTCCGAAGTTCCCTGCCTGCCATGCTTCATCTCTAAGCCTTTGCATATCCCGCACAGATTTGGTTATATTGACACCGTACTTGCTTTCAAGCTCATTGCGCATTTCTTCCATGCGTTCTTTTACAACTGGATTATTTAAGAGTTGAACGGCTCTAACATTTGGGGACTTGTACCCTGCGGCTCTTGCGGCTCCGGTTTGGGTCATATCTTTGTGAATGTAGTTATCGAGAAATTTCTGTTGTTGCGGTTGCAACCTACGTCCACCCTTTTCTATTTGTTCTCCTACCTTTGGCATATGTTCACCTAACTTGCTTTACGTTATGTCCAAGATACCCTTACCTATACTTTTAATCAAGCCCATATAAAACTAATACTTCCCACACTGGAACAATATTGCTGAGATCAAATTAACATCAGGGGGGTTGGTTATATAACCCCCCCTGTAGGGGGGTGGAGTAGTTGGTGTAAAATAAGTGTTTGATTTTAAACAATAATTTACACCAAAACGCAAAGTTGGCGTGGTTGGCGTAAACAGGTTAAGTTGTTGATTTAATTACATTATCCACACCAACACCAACTACTCCAACTTTTGGCGTGAAAAAAGTTGGCGTAGATTATCGTTTAAAATCAATACATAAATTTTATTATCTTTTTCTCTTGACTTGAGCATACAGCGTGGTATTACTTGGGACATCTAGTAGAAAAGGAATAGATATTATGATGGATATTACTGTCGTTTTTACTGTCGATGAAAAAGACTTAGCGGAAGCTAACAACTACGCCAGCCCTCGTGGCTATCCCACTATTGACCTTAGAGACATCATTCAACAGTCTCTGTACGATACTGGCCCGTCGTTATCTGGTGAATTCAAAATCAAAGCATACACAAAAAAGGAGCAAGTGTGATGGATGATTTACAAGAATATCATAGGGGCCGTGAGGCGGCTACAAGTGAGGTTGATGAGCCTAACTTTGACGTAGATCAGGCTATCGCATCTTTTGACTATGACCCGCCTGACAACCCGTTTCAACGTGGCTATCTTCGTGGTCTTATTAAATCAGGTTACGCTACAGTATCGTCTGATTGGGATGGGGTTTTAGTATGACACAGAAAGCATATTTGCATTTGGTTAAGTACGCGCTTGATTTGGGCCACAACATTTCAATTCATGATGGCGAGGAATTTAAGGTTAACAACTCTCAGTCGTACAAGGCTATTAAAGACGCGATTGAGAGCGTTGACGATAGCGAGATTTACATTCGCCAGCCGAATAACGATCATGTTGGCTGGGCTTATGTTGTGTTGTTTGGCAACGATCCAGAAGAAACTGTTTCTGATTATGGTGACAATGGCTTTATGGATAAATGGAACAATACCTATAACGCTTTATTAGAGAGGGAAATGTCATGAATACTGAATTAAAAAGTCCCGTTGAGGCTTTTCACATGGCTTGTGAGCTTGCTATTATTGCGCCTAGTCGGGCGAAATCTGAGCAAGCAACAAAGCTGGCTGAAGAGATTGCGATGATGTTGACGCCCGAACAGGTTGAGGCTGTAAAGAGAAGTATTGAAGGAGAGATGGCATGAGTAATGATGTGGTTATCTTAAATTGGCACTTCTGTATGTGTGGAAACATCATTGTTATTGAGGAAGGTGAGACAGAAGAGGGTAGAGATGCCTGTGAGGAGTGCAAAGCAGGGGCTGATATAGAGGATGAATCGGCATGAGCTATTTACAATACACAACGGACAAGGGGCTTAGTGAGTTAATCCCTGCCGTTCAGGTGTCGATTACTGAGGTTGAATTAAACTGGCTTCTTGAGGGTTTAGAGGCCATGATTTTGCCAGATAGATCGAAGCGAATTAAGCGTGCTTTGAAGCGTGGTCTTGATGAGATTGAGGAACGAAAAGGAGTTGATGATGGATAATCTTACAATACCAAAAGAAATACAGTATGAAGGGGATTGTCCTTGGGTGAAGTTCAAAAATACTTCAAAGTTAGGGGCTTTAAATGGAATAGTTTTAAGTAAAGATGTTGGGGGGCTAACATTGGTTGCAATATGGGTAAGGACAGATAGCTTCACAGATGATGGCGTTCACTTTAACATTGAGGAGCAAGAGTAATGAACTGGGGTAATTGGCAAGATTGGATTATTATCGGCACGATTTCTGGGATCGTGATTTTGTGGATAGTTGGCGTTGTTGTCGGCTGGTTTTAGGAGAGAATAGATGGCTAAGAATAAAAAAACGTACAAACCTTGGACTACTAAGGAAATCAATAACTTGATTAATATGCGCAAGAACGGGAGTTCTGTTAAGGTTATTGCTGACATATTGGGGCGCACTGTTTCATCAGTAAACAACCGGATTGCTTTGGTTGAAGCTCCGAAGGTAAGCAAAGAGGCAAGAAGGATGGCCGTCTTAGAGACTATGAAAGCTGAACCTAAAAAGGGATTTTTCAAAAGATTGTTCGGATTATAATTTTATTTATCTTAACCCTTGACTTAATTAAACTCCCACACTATATGGGTAATTGTAGGACACATAAAGGAGTGGTTATGACAATTGATGTATCACATTTAAACAACTTAGAGGTTCCTGAAGAGGCGCTTGATATTCTTCGCCCTTACTCAAAGGACGATGATGAAGCTAAGTTAGTTTTTAAAAAAATGTATGTTTTATTTAAAGACGATAAAGCATAAAGTTTAGAGACATGGGGGGTTAGCTACCCCCCTAGTCGGTGGGCAATCACCGATGATGGAAGCGTGTCGCAGCGTAAAAAAATAGCCGATGGAAGTATCTCGCAGATCAAGCTGTGTTAATGTTGGGGATAATGTGGAGGTAATTTGTTCCTGAGAAGCACCCCAACCTTGATTAATATTGACTACGCACGAGACAGAGTGTAAATTTTAATCAGGGGCATGGGGATGTCCTTTTCTACCACTCTCGACTAACCCTCAATCTGGTCAGGTTTCGCACTGCAAGGTTGGGGGTTTTTTTTGTTTTTTTAAAACGGATTATAATCGGGATTTAAATCCGTTTTTATAAACATAATATTTCTTATTTTACCCATTGACCCAATACATAATAAATGTTACCTGTTAGTCCTAGCAAAGAAAAGGACTTATTATTATGAGCAAAATAGGAAATTATGTTGTCGGCTTGCAGGAGCGTTCTAGCGAATGTCCAGAATGTAAGGGGGGCGGCAAACTAGAAGTCACTGTGGAAGTTGATTCTTTCCGCGATATAGATTGCGATATGTGCAATGGAACTGGTAAATTGGAGGAAGACGATGAGTGAGCGCGACATGGATAAGTTATTAGACGAGGTATTTGCAAAAGTATTTGGGGAGCTATGGTGATGGCTAAATGGGATTTAGGAAAACTAAAGGTTAGTGATGATGCAGGAAGCGTAAGTGACCGACCTACATTCCGGTACTTGCTTGATCGATTAGGCGAGGTAAAGACACAGCCCGACTTAGAGGACTTAAAGGACGAGGTTCAAGGGTATTTGCCTCTGGATCAGTACGAAGAGAATTACGATGTCCATTCTGCCATTAACGATGTTAAGCGTGATTACGTCAACAGGGCTATTGCAAAGAGCAAGAACCTAAATAACGCGGCTAATCTGTTGGGCTTGAAAAGTTATCAGGTTTTACAGAATTGGATGTATAAGCTGGACATTGAAAAGTGATAGCAGCAGCGGCGTGCCTTAGTCTCGCTTTGTATCATGAGGCACGCGGGGAACCCTATGTTGGTCAGTTGATGGTGGCTAAGGTGATTGTTAATCGCATGGAGTCACCGCGCTGGCCTTCTTCTATGTGCAATGTTATTACGCAAGATCGTCAGTTTTCGTTCTATCGCAAGGGCAAAACCCAGAAACCTAGAGATGAAATAGCTTGGGCCAAGGCTCAAGCGCTTGCGGTTAAGATTATAAATAACCCTGACATCTTGCCTTATACCGATGCAGATCACTATCATACGGTAAATGTTAGGCCCGTGTGGCGTGGGAAGCTCTACAGAATTGTTCGTGTTGGACGGCATATCTTTTACAGTTATAAAAGAACAAAACCTGTGATGGTCAGCATTAGGCCGAAACTACGGGAGGATTAAGCTAATGGCTTTGAACAAAGAACGATTAAGTCCAGAAAGAATAGAGGTAATTATTTCGGGTGTCTTGCAAGAGATGCCCGAAAGTTTTTCTATGCCTGAGATGCGAAACTTAGTAGTTGAACTTTTGTTCGGGTTAGGTTTGCATCCGAATGATCTGCCGTTTTTCATGATGATGGTTGTTGACGCTTACATGGGAGACAGACATATTGACAAAGCCAGAGAAGGTAATTGATTTGTTCGGGTTATCATGATATGTTTCGTTTGAGTTTAGGAGATTTTGCATGAGTACAGTACGACAGCCAATTTTTAATCCACCGCCCGGATTTCAACAAGTTTCAACTACTGAGTTTCAGCAGCCTATGCAACAACCTAGAGGTCTGGGTTCAATGGGACAACCTACGCAACAACCAATGGTAGTTCCTTCGATGGGTGGTCAACCGATTCCACGCGCATCATCTACCAACACTACTATGGCCTCTGATATTACGGGAATGATGCAGCAGCCTATGCAGCAGCCTATGCGACAGCCTCTTTTTGAGATGATGCAGACTGCGCAACAAACTATGGGCCAACCTCGTGAAGGCACAGCACAACAGCCCATGCGACAGCCCATGAATATTATGGGTCAGCCCATGCAACAACCTCAGCCATACAAAACTCCTTCACTTAACGATCAACCTCAAGCTAATGCTCAACGGAGATTAAGAGATTTATTAGAAAGCGGAGTTTTTGGAGGTGGAAGAAGTACCCCTAATATTCCTAGAATTGGGGGGGTTAACCCTCCTCCTACTCCTTCTTCCAGAACAGGTATTCGCGGAGACGGAAGGTCTGCTAATGACCTACAGCGTATGTTAAATCGCCAAACCGTAGCCAAGGATGAAGTCGCTGGTGTTAAGGCCGATATACAATCTTTAGAGCGTGACAGAGCAATAAACAGGATGGCTAGACAGATGGCAAATAATCAGCCTCAGCGTCCTACGGCTCCAGTTCAAGCCCCGCCAGAGCGTGATTTACCAAGGCCACCTAATCCTTTTTTAGACCGGATAAGGCAAGCAGACGTACAACCACAGTTAGGTATGGGCATAGGTGCTGCTAGTCCTGATGGTATGGAGCCAAGGGGCCAACTTCCCTTTTCAGGGGGTTTAGGGCCAAACATCAATAACATGGGTAGCCCGAATGGAATTATGGGTGGTTTTAATCCTATGCAGCAGCCACAGCAATTTGCAGGCGGCTATGGTCAACAGCCACAGCAAACGCCTTATCAACAGTATGGATTAAGTGGTGGTGGATACCAGCAAAACCCGTATCAGGCGGCTCAACCGCAACCACAGCAATATGGTGGTTACGGCCCGAACCAGAGTTACGGGGGATACGGAGGATCACAAGGGGTTCCTAATCCGTATGCGCCACAACAGGTAGGCCAAATGGCAAGCCAAATAGCGCAACCTATGTATTAAGACATTCTTTTATTGGCAGATTATAGAAGTATTGTATCTGTATAATAGAATTCTTACTTTTACCCAGACTTTGAGCTATATCATTTTGCGTCCAACCTTTACGCAACATTTTGTTTACTAACTTAGCCTGTTTTGTTAGGGCAATTTTTTTATCTTTTTTCTTAAAATCATTTAATGCCCACCTGTTTTTGTTTATTTCGCGAAACCTTACGTTTTCCAACTCGTCTTTTTTTATTTGTGCTTGAAAAAGTTTAGCGTAAGTTTCTTCATATTGAGTATTCATATTAGTTTTCCCGCCCCTCTTAAATTTTCAACAAAATTAGTTAGCTCCTGACGAGCCTCAAAGAAATCATTCTCTGCTCTAGGATTACCTTTTGTCCAACGCTCTTCTTGAAAACGATCAACTTGTTGTCTTAAAAATTTTAATTGTGACAGTTGAAACGGCGTTAATTCATCATCCATTTTATTCCTCCTATTAATATGGTATTATTACCACATACTCCCACTTAGTGTCAAATGTTATCTCTACCTGTTTGACGCTCGTATTCGCCACGAGAGAATGGCCCGTCCATAGTTCCGAGCCATCTTTCTGATCCTCCTGTGGTCATTGTGTACTTGCGAATTAAACCAAGTCTACATGCCTCTGTTATTGCGTCTCCCATAGTTGATGATTTTCCTGCGTTCTTGAGATAGATAACGCATGGCTCACCAGAGTTTGATTCTTTCACAGCATTGTATAATCCATCGCTACCACCATGAGCGACTGCACGACCTTCGTCCTCACGCATACGCACAAATTCTGCAATATGTTGCAGGCGATCACGAATTGTTGAGGACATAGCTAATGAGCGAATATCCATAGAGCGATCTTCTAACAATCCTGTGTCTGGGTTACGAATGAAGTGCCTAATCTCACGATTAGCTGGCCCGTTTGATTTAACAACCGCACCATCGAATACAGCGTTCCTTGCGTAATCCAATTGCAGATCACGACACCGCTGACGCCCTGTGCCTTCATCTACAGACCAGACGGCAAACGCAGAGCGCACGCCATCAACAATAGCAGATGTACCGCGAATAAGATTACGCGCCTGTTCTGGAGTTGTGACGGGATCGTTATCTCTAATCTTTGCCATGTGGTGATTGACCATGACAGTAGCGCCTGTTTCGGTTGCCATCTGTGCTAGTAGGCTCATAAACGCGGCACCCGCCGCTGGATCAGCGTTTACATCTGCGTGAACAAACGATGCCATAGGATCAATTATGATCAGCTTTAACGTGTTCATTTCTAGCATCTGATCGTATATGCGAGAGAACTCTTCGCCCATTAAGTACGAGTTATCAAATTTCTGCATGATAGGAAATACACCGCCGAGGTTTGGCAATGGTAGAATACGCAGTTTATGCTCATAGCTTTCGCGGTATTTACTAGGATCAAGCCTAGAGATACGCCTGTGCATTTCGTCTTTGTCATCTTCCGCAGTGATTAGGATTACGTCACCATGCTCTGCAACTAGACCACCGAACGAGTTTTGCATTGATGCGCCAGATGCTACCTTCATAGCAAGATCTAGTGTCATCATGCCTTTACCACTATCACCCGCCGCTGCAAAAACACATGGCACGCCAAGAGGTATTGTATCGCCAATAAGAAACTTCTGTTCTGGAGCTTTACCAACAAAGTATTGGTCGATCAAAAGCGTATCATCTAGCAGAGATATTTGTTTTTTAATTTTGTTTTCGTTCGACTTAATCATCTTATCAATGTCAAAATCTTCGTCTACAGCGTCAGCCGCATCCCATTTATCTGACTTTGTTGATGGTATCTTTAACATCAAAGTTGATTTGACGCCTGCCTGCTTGGCTTGAGCTTCAACAATTTGTGCCAGCTTCTTGCCAGCTTCATCATTGTCAGGCCACAGTATAAGTTCTTTGCCTGATAGCGGAGTAAAGTCAAACTTGTAAGCTGTGTTCTCAGAGAGCATCCCTGCACCGCCAATAGTGCATGTTGCTACATATCCTAGCTCATTAAGAGCGTCAGCGCATTTTTCGCCTTCAACCCATATAACTTTGTCAGCTTCTAAAATGTTCGGGATATTATACAATGGCCTTGGCTCTGGTATTCCTTGCCTACCATTCATGAACTGACGGAATTGTTTCTTAGGTTTGCCAGAGCTATCCCTAACAATTCCTCCAGTTGTATCCTGTTCGTAGTATTTTCTTACCGAAACTAGAACTACGCCATTGCTGTCAGTATATATGTATTCGCTTTGAAATGGGGTATTCGGGCCGATCTGTACCTTTTGCTCTATAGGCACAACTTTGTCCTGTT